GGCTCACTGGCTCTGGCGTGCCGGCCATGCCTCGCTGCGCCCGGTTCCACCCCTCAATCGCAGCGAAGTATTCGACCACGCTCGACCGCCAGAACTCATGCGGCCGCCAGCCCAGAGCGCCGGTCGCAGTTTCAAGCCACTGGCGGAACGCGATCGGCCTTTCGGCTATTGCGTTCCGCCTTCCCCGTTTTTTGGGTCAGGCTTCCCGACAAAGGATTCAAACACCTTGAACGCGGCGGCCTGGACAACTGCGATGTCGTCAAAGGTCTTGATTGCCGTTTTGAAGGCCGGCACGTCGCCGTCGATCGTGAAGCAGTCGAGAAAGTGGTAAAGCGCGGCAATCTCGCTGCCGTTGAGGCGTTCGAAAATGCCACGCAATGGCGGGTTGCCGAGCCTGTCGGAATAGGCGGCGAGCCGCCCAATTTCGGCGCAAAGAATGATCTTCGCGCCGTTGACTTCAAGCGCGACTTCGCCGCGCGCCGGATTGGCCAGCATTAGGCAACCGCCGCATAGGTGATGTCACCAGCGCTTTCCAGCGTGAACGTGAATTGCGCTTCGCCGTTGTGCTCGCCCGACGCTTCAAACTGTGTCACGGTGAAATTGCCGTCGAAGGTGCCGAGCGTCGACACGACAACGCCATAAAGGTCATTTGTCTGCGCGACGATGTCGTCGATCACCTGGTCGTGCGTTGCCACATCCTTGAGAACGCCGGAGAAGCTGACCGACATGGACTTTGTGCCGGCAGCGGCGAGAAGCTGGCGCCAGCGGTTTGTGTCATCGGCCGAGGTGATGTCAACCGTTTCGGCATTGATCGACAGGGAGATCGTGCGACCGGCCGCGATGGCAGTGCCGCCCGACGAAGTGCCCTTCTTCAGGACAATATTAGAACCTTTGAGGGACATTGATCGCGCTCCTTATGTGCGATGGATAATCTGGAACGTCATTACGCCGTGCCGTGTCAGGCCGTCCGGTGTTTCGATGACGCGGGATGAATCGAGGAAGCAATGCGCCGAAGCTTTCCCCGAAACCGTGAGTGATTGTTGATGCAATGCCGCATAGACGGCCTGCATGATTTCCTTCACCTGGCGCTGGCCAGCCGTTCGGCTGTAGACATGCAGGTCGATGTATTCCTCGACGCCTGTGTCGCCGCCGGCGTCTGCCGGAATCGCCTGGCCGGCGCCGATCTCGATGAACGGGAAATTTGCGGCTGTCGGCTTGGCAATCGGCGTGTCGCGGATTTGCGTCACATTGGCGATTGCCGCCGCATTGAGCGCCGCATAGACCGCCTTTTGAACTTCCGCATTCATTTGCCGAGCCCTGATTTTTTGATGGCCTTGCCCATGGCACGCGAAAGCATTCCGCGAATCTTACGGCGCATCAGGCGATATGCCGGAAAGAAAAATGGCTGCTTCGGGCTCGACGGTGTTCCGAATTCGACAAAGCGCACATAGAAAGCCTCATCGCCCGGCTTGTCCGCGCCCGCCTGGATCACAATTGCGGGCGATCGGCTTCCGTTTTCCGCCGTCGCCTTTGTCGGCTTCCATTGAATGCTTTCGCGTAGGTCGCCCTCATCGACCGGAACCAAGCGCGCCGCCGTGTTGACAAATTGGTCGCCAGCTTTCGCAAGCGCCGTCCGCAGCTCTGCATCAACGGCCGGCACGCTCTTGCGGAGCGCCTGGAACAGGCGATCCTTGTTCCGCACCTTGATCGCCATTATGCAGCCGCATCCTTGCCCGCCCGTTCAAGGACAAAATCGGTCCATTCGCCACGCTGCCCGAAGGCCATCGCGGCACGAATGTTCCAGGCCACATCGTTGATCGTGGCGCGCCAGCTCTCATCAATGCCGGCGACAGCCTTTGCCCTAGCGCGGAGAGAAGCGTTTACTGCCGCCTCGATGCGCCCTTCCTTGACCGTTTCGCGGCCGGAGCCCGAAACGAATTGGCAATGGACAACGCGATCATTGCCCCAGGACAAAACCTGCCCGCCATAACCGTCTGGCACCTCGGTGCGACTTTGAAAGGTCACGCGAGTGCGGAGATCCCCGGCGCCGGTCATGTCAGCCTTACAGGGTCACGCCGGAGGGATTGATGTCGACCTTCAGGATCGAGGTCGAGGTCGCGATGCCGATCAGCGTGGCCGTTTCGCCGCTCGCCAGGTCCGCGACCGGACAGATGCCGCCTGGCGTATCGCCAAGATAGTATGCGACACCAGCGGTCATGGTTCCGCCGATCGCGATCGATCCGAAGGTCAGGACAGAAAGCGGCTGATCGGCCGCCGCGCCATTCAGCGCAATGCCGACCGGCGTGCGGGTTGCCGTCGCGCCGTTGTTGTCGGCAAGGCCGAACTTCTGCGTGGTCGCATCGCGGTAGACGACCTGGCCAGCGGTCACTGCCGCCAAAGCCTGCCCCTGTACTGTCTGCGCGCCAGACTGCGCCAGGACGTTTGCAGCCGTGATCGTGATGTCAGCCATCGAAAGTCTCCGTTTGTTTCAGTGAAAATCAGACCCGCATCCGCCTGTAGGGCGCAATCACGGAATTAACTCCGATCGGCAACTCGGCCATGTTCTGCGGGCCAACCGCTTCGCGGTTTGCATACCAATGCGCTGCCAGCATCTTGATGCCGGCCTTGATAGGCTCCGGTACATTGCCTGCAGCCGCCCCGAACCCTGACGTCAGCGTGACGCGGATTGCGTCTGTCCGGTCGTCGTAAAGATTAGGACCGGTCCAGTTGTCGATGAACCGGATCAGCGATCCTTGATCGTCTTGGATCAGTTCGTAGTTTGCGGCACTGATCGTCTGCTCGGTGTTCACCGTGTCAAAGTATTTGACGGTCACGGATGAAACATCCGGGAAAGGAAGCCGCAGATCGCGGTCCCATTTCGCGAAGTCCTGGCGCCAGACTTGGTTGATGATGCAGCGGCCAAGAATACCGGTGTAGCCGTCCAGATGCGCAATCGCTGCTGTCACCATGCTAGCAATAAGCGTGTCGTCGTCCGAATGCTCGACCCACATCCATTTTTTTGCTTCAGCGAGCGTGACAGGCTCGGCAGCTGCCGGCGTGACGAGGACAGGACGAAGCATGGCGCAATCACCCATGAAAAGAGAAGCCGGGCGCGCCAACCGCGCCCGGTATTGTCATTCAACGTCATTCAACCTGGTTATGCAGGCGGGTTGTCAGCCTTCTGGCGAAGCGGGGCGAGAACCCAGCTTGCGGCAACGAAGATGTTGCCGGAGTCGTTTCCAGACGGCGTTATGGTCGCGCGCAGATAGCGTTTGATGCCGTTGTAGCCGATCTTGCGATGCTCGTTGTCGTCATCGAACTGGAAACCGGCGAGTGCTTCCGTGCCGTTGAGATACTCGTCAGCAACCGCGACCCAGTTCGAATTGTCATCGCTGTCTTCGATGAGAACGGCGAAGGTCGCGTTGGTGTCGGTGTTGGCGCCGATGTTGATCGCCAGCATTGCGCCATCATAGCCACGCAGGTCTGCAACCGTCGAAACGATTGCAGTGTTGTCAGTGCGGGCGGCCTGTGGCGAAATTGCGCGCTTGAGGTCTAGCCCATTCGTGATGTCACGCATGAGTGCGTCTCCTTGATGTCAGAAAAGGATGCGGGGAAACCGGCGGCCAAAGCCGCCGGCGATTAATTCAGCCTTACGAGGTGCCGAACTTCATCAGCTTGATGGCTTCGAAGTTGACCATGCCGCCGCCCGTGCGCTTGGTCGTGTAGAACTTGACGTAGGGCTTCGAGGTCAGGTTGTCGCGAAGGACGCGAATGCCCTGGCGATCGACAATCTGGTATGCCTCCGCCATGTTGCCAAAAGCGAGCGAGTAGCTGTCGGTGGCAATCGCCGGCATGTCTTCCATGCGAACGACCGGGAAGCCCATGATCGTTTCCGGCTGGCCGGCAATGAACGAAGGCTGCCACAAATAGTTGTTCTGGCCGTCTTTGAACTTGCGGATTGCCGTCACGACTGCGCGGTTGGTGAACCATGCAGCGTTGGACAGGTATTCGTTCTTGAGAGTGCCCATCAGGTCGAACAGCTTGTCGCCCTTGGCGGAAGCGGCGAAATCGCCGTTGACGCCGGTCGCAACGTACCCGATCGAAGCCCATGCAACGCCGGAACCGCTGTCTGCCGCGACGGAATAACCGCGAGCGAATCCGCGGATCTTGTTGGCGTTGCCGCCGACAAATTCCGCATTTTCGAACCTGGCAAACTTGTTCGAAACCTTGCCGGCGAGCCACGCTTCGATGTCCACGGATGCGTCGTCGAGGAGCTGCATGGTTGCCTTCGGCTCGGTGTCGATCCAGAACACCGGGATCTTCCATTGACCGACTTCCGGCGTGGTCACGTCACCCGAGGTCGAGTGCTCGCCGGCATAACCGGCGCCGGCTTCGTTCAGATCCTCGATGCCCTCGAGCGCGTCCGTTGAGATTGCCTGAACCGAAGCATACTGGCGCATCGGCGAGGTTTCATAGACCTTGCGGACGATGCGGCCAGAAACATCCGGCGTGACGAAATAGCCGCCATCGGGATCCGAGCCGACCGAAAGCGTCTTCACTTCCTCGGCCGTCAGGGCTTCCTTGCCTTCGCGGGTCCACTTGTTGAAGGCGGACTTGTAGGCTTCATAGCTTTTCTGGTCGATCGGCTCGACGCGCTTGCTCCGTGCGGAAGCGTTGGCGGCGATGAGGATGTTGAAATCCTTGAGCTCCAGCTCGGCCTTCGCACCCTCTTCCGACGAGGACTTGACGCCTTCGCGGTTGATCCGCGCTTCCAGTTCCTCGCGCTCCTTCTTTTCTGCCTTGATGGCAGTTTCGAGCGCCGCCTTTGCCTCGACTGCCACGTCGAGAGACTTCTCGATGCGCGCCAGTTTTTCGGCGGTCAGCGTGTCGTTCTTCTTGAGTTCCTCGTGCGTCTGCTTGAACGCCTCAAAGGCCTCGCCCTGCTTGTCGATCAGGGACTTGAACTCGGTCATATCCATTACGGTCATCCTTTCGGAACAATGATTTCGATGTTGCGGCGAATTGCTGCCGCGATTTCGGAACCCGCTTCGTCACGAAGGGATGAACCCGCTGCCCCGGCGTCTCGCCGGAACCATGCCTTGAAGCCGGAAACTGCCTTGGCAGCGTCCGCGCGCGAAAGACCTTCGTCTCGAAGGCGTGCCTCAACTTCGCGCCAGTCCTTTCCGTCCATTTCATCGACGGACTTGACCCCTGTCACCCTGGCACTTTCGTTCATCGGGAACGACACCAGGCTGATTTCCAGGAGGTCCAACTCTTCCAGCATCCGCGCCTTGCGGCGGCCGTCATATTTGTCCTTGATCGTGCGGAAGCCGATCGAGAGGCCGTCAAGCGCGCCTTCCTTCAGATCGACATAGGCGTCGCGGCCATTGGCCTTTTCGACCAGCAGCCGGCCTTTGACGAACAGGCCCTTTTCATCTTCCGCGATGGCTTCCCAGACGCCGACACGGTTGCGGCTGTCGTGGTCCGCGAACATGCGGACACCCTTGGCGCCGCGCGATTTCAGCGACTTGGCAAAAGCACCAGGAACGACGATGTCGCCGCCCAGGTCTTTCTCGTTGAAGGTCGAAGCATAGCCCTCGAAAACGCCAGTTTCCTTGACGCCCTTGCACTCGAAAGTGAAGCCGAGCTTGTCCATTCGCGTTTTCCTTTTTGGTGCTGACATCATGCAGCGAAAAGCCAAAAGTTGTTGTCCGAGATCAGGATCACGTCTTCTGATCCAAGGTCTGCTGAAATCTGACCCGAACCCGACAGGGAACCCGACATCGAGGCAGTTGCCGAGATCCGCGTGGCCAGCATTCCGGCACCCGACAGAGATGCAGCGATGTTGACCACGATCGGTTCAGGCGCCCGTAGCGGGATCTCCGCGACTACAAGCCTCCGGCGTCGCCGCGTGCCGCTCTTCGGTAGAGCCGGCGTCTCTTCTTGGTAGGCTGTAAGGTTTGCCGACAAGCTGCCGGAACCCGACAGGCTGGCTGACATGGCGCCGGCCAGTTCCTCGCCCGCGCCGAAGTAGCGGGTGTTGAAGTATTTGCCGTTCCAGTATTTATCAGCCCAGAAATCGACGGCCATTAGTCAGCGTCCAATGTTACCGCCGTGCGCTGCCCGTTGCTGTCTGTCGTTGCAGTGATGCGGTCCGCAGTATCGTTCACATCGCGGAACGTGACCGTGTTGCCGGATATGCTCACCTTGCCGCCAAGCGCCGAAAGAATGATCCGCAGCGCCTGCCTTAGTGTCCAGTCGTCCTCGACACCGTTAAGCGCATCAAGCACCGCGTTGCCGACATTGGCCGTGGTCAGCAGCTCACCCGAAGACGTGATCGAGGCCGAGAGCGTACCAAGCGCCGTTGCCAGCGCGTCCAAATCGCCGGCGCCAGACAGCGCAGCGGTCAGATTGCCCTTTGCTTTCAGTGCAGCCTGGCTGACCGCACCCGAACCCGACAGCGATGCTGCAAGTCCGAGGAATGCCTTAAGATCCGAGCCGCTAACCGTGCCGGAACCCGACAGCGATGCTGCAAGCGAGATGACCAGCGACCCGTTCGCTGTCAGACTGCCGGAGCCGGATAGCGTTGCCGATGCATTCTTGCCGCCGATGATCGAAGCGGCAGCATTGCCGGTACCGACGATGCTGTTGGTCGCCGACATCCCGCCAGCCTTGATCGGCATGAGAATGGCGGATCCGCCATACCCTGCCGGGATGGAGAGCAGCTCGAGCGCCGAGAGGCCTTCCTGCAAGGCCATGTTGCGCCTGGATCCGCGATTGCCCCAATTGGCCCGGGTTTGCACCTGTGCCGAGCCGACGCCGGAAGCATGTGCTGTCGAATTGCCTCCGCGCCATCGGCCCGGCGTCTTGTTCAGGACGCTGTAGTTCCCGATAAGGCCCATATCATGCCCATCCGAAGTCCAGATGCCCGAAGAATGACGAGTTGTTCGGAATGGCGGAGCCGGCGTAGATGTTCCAGCCAAGGCAGGCGCCGTCATAGATGCGTGGCATTGACGGCAATTGGTTCACCAAATCGCGCTCTGCGGCGACACCCAGGGTCGTGATCGGCAGGGTGAGCAGCGGCTTGGCATAAATCAGATTGTAGACGCCAGTGGTGACGCCAGCCGAGCCCAGAATGATGTTCTGGATCGAGCGAATGCCTGCGTCGCCGCCCCGCAACGGGAAGAACGGACCGAACTTGCCGGAGCCTGTGCCGGAATATGGCACCGTCAACAGCGGCGCGACTGCCGTGTTCGTTGGCAGAGCCGGCGAGGATGGCGTGGTGCGCGAGCCGGTGCCGACCGAGTTCGTGTAGGTCAATTGGAACGTGCCAGCGCCGGCGGTGCCAGCTGTCGAGGCTGCGAGCAATGCCTGCACGCCAGCACCATCGGAATAGCGCGGAAGCCGTACCTGCATTGTGTTCGTGCCGGAACCGGCGTCGGTAAATGCAATTGCGGTCGTCGCAATCGCATCGGCAAGCGTCGTGGCAAGCCTTGAAGTCGTGGCAGAGACGCGGATTGTCCAGTAGATCGTTTCAGCGACAAGTCCGGTCGGCAGAGCGCCGCCAGAGTTGCTGAAGCTGACCGGCGTATAGTTGTCAAAATCCGCTACCGTGGTCATTAACAGGCCGGAAGAGGACGAGAACGTGACTGCTTCCGTGTTGACCATGGTTTTCGTGCCAGCGGTCGAAATCGTGGCGTTTGTCAGCGTGTGATAGCCGAGAAAATCACACAACTGCAGAACACATGGAACCGTGGTTGCCGCAGCCGAGAAAGCGCTGGCATTCAGCAGCGTCTTAAAATCGTTGTAGGCTGCAGCGACTGGCCCGCCATGCTGGATGCTTCCACCACCGGCCAGAAAATCATAAAGCGGCTTCTGTACCAGTGTCGTGCCAGAACCGAGCAGCGAGTTTGCCGGCGGATTGCCAGCGCCACCCAAGAGGCATTGCCACGAACCAG